ACGAAAAATTTTTCCGGGTATAAATACACGTCTGGGAAAGAAATTCAATGACGGCCCCTTTCCGGCCCTTATACGCGAAATTTCCGTTGACAAGAAAAATTTATGTGATATTTTATAATTGAGGTGATGAGAAATGGATTTTCAAGCTGTGATGCAGTTTATAGGAACTTTGGGTTTTCCTATTGCCGCCTGTTGTTATCTTCTTTATAGTCGTGAGAAAGACGCAGAACGCCACAAAGAAGAAATGGATAAAGTAACAGACGCCCTAAACAACAATACGCTTGCAATACAGCACCTTTCTGACACTCTCTCTAAGTCGTAAATAACGGGGCGGGGCATAGAGTAGGCTCGGAAGGCCGCCCGCGCGTCACTCAGCGCACAACGCCCCGTTATATATAATAAGGTGATAAAATGATTATTGTTATTGCTATACTTTGTTTTACTGTTGGGTTATCGGCGGCAATGATTAATGCAACTCTTGAAGAAATCGTGCAATACTTGCGGGAGATTGCGGAGAAAGAAAGATCAACACATGAAAACTAATCAAGAAATCGCGCAGGAAGTTTTGCGCGGCCTTTGGGGTAACGGCGCAGAACGTCGGGAACGCCTCACTAAAGCGGGTTATAATTACGACAATGTACAAAGTATCGTCAATGCTCTTGTATATGGTCATGAAATACCGGTCACAGAGGACCTGACACCCGCGCAGGAACCAAAACCGCATGAAAAACAACCGCTTGAAATTGATTATGATACCGCTAAAAATGAGGGTATCATAGTTAATATAATTATTTAAATATGGGGGAATAGAAATGACCATTTCCGAAAGAATCAATTTGCACCGATGTGGGTACAGCCGCGCGGAGATTGAAGCGCTTGCAAAAGAAGAAAAAGAAGCAAAAGCCGCCGAGGAAACGACACCCGCCGAGGAAACGACGCCCGCCGAGGAAACGACGCCCACACCGGCGCCCGCAGAGGAAACGTCCCCGGACCCGGTTTTAGAGGCAATTAAAGGCCTCACCGCCGCAATTCAGGCAAGTAATATTAACAAGACTCCGCAACCGGAAGCAAAAACAGAAACAGTCACAGACCTTTTGAAAAATCTTTAAAGAGGAGATAAAAGTTATGAATGAGTTTAACATTTCGCAGGTTTCAACCATTGTAAATAACATCCTTGAGCAGATGACCGGGCAGAAAGCGCAGGCCCCTATCACAAACGCCGCCGACTTTGCCGCCGTCGCTCAGACCATGCTAAAAACTGGTTATGATCCCATTATCAACGCAATTTCTCAGGTATTCAGCCGGTCCATTTTCTCCTATAGGGACTATAACGCCCCTATGAATAGCCTTTACATGGACGCGCCCCGCTGGGGTAACGCGATCCGCAAGTTGTCCCCGGTTGCTATGGAAGCCATCGACAATCAGGAATTTAAGTGGCCCGTAGCGTATGACGCTACGCAGACTGGCAACCCGATGGGAAATGGTCAGAGCGTAGACCATTACCGCATTGCAAAGCAGGACGTATTGCAGACGAACTTTTACGGAACTGCCACGTATGCACAGCGCTATACTATTTTCAAGGATCAGTTCGACGTAGCTTTCACCGGCCCGGAAGAGTTCGGACGTTTTACCGCAATGCTGGCGGCAGAGCGTAAGAACGACCGCGAAAGCTACAAAGAAAGTCTCGCGCGAGGACTTCAGGCCGTGTTTATTGGTGCTATCCTCGCGGAGAATAAACCGGAGCGCGTTATTCATCTTCTCACTGAATACAACGGGCAGACCGGTCTTTCTCTGACGGATGAATCAGTCTATCAGCCCGATAATTTCGCGCCCTTTATGCGTTGGGTTTATGCACGTGTGAAAACCCTTGCGCGCATGTTTGCCCGCCGCTCTCAGGCATACCAGACGGTGATTACCGGTAAAACAATTCTCCGTCATACGCCCGCCGACCGTCTCCGTATTGCTCTGTATGCGCCCGTTATGGAGCAGATCAACGCCATGGTACTTTCTACCACTTTCAATGATGAGTACTTGAAAGCGGCAGAGTTTGAGGCGGTGGACTACTGGCAGAGCTTTAATGCTCCCGACTCTATTAATGTTGTCCCCGTATACACCGGCACGAACGGCGCTATTGTGACCGGTGCGGCGCAGGAGCAGGACAAAATTTTTGGCCTGATTCACGATAAAGACGCCCTCGGTTATAGTGATGTAAATAACTGGTCGGCAGTTACCCCGCTTAATATCGACGGTGGTTACTGGAATGAAGCTCATCACAGCCGCTTTAAATCCATGTTGGATAATACCGAAAAGGCCGTTGTTCTCCTGCTGGATTAATCCGTTCCCCCATTTTACGCCCCGGCTCTGCTACGGCATCCGGGGCGGTTTTAGTAGGTGATAATATGTCGTTTCAAGTGCAGTTTTTTAGGGCGAATAAACGCCCTAACTCGACGCGAGTTTACGCCCCGTCCGCGGCGGCGCTTACGATTGATTGCACGATAAAAGATAATTGTAGCATTGTTAATCCGGTTATTTTGGTTAACCCTGCTAACATTGCAGTACAGCCCGAAACGCTCAATTATTGTTATATTGTGCCTTGGAGCAGGTTTTATTATATACATGATTGGGTATGGTCAAGCGGACTTTGGGCGGCAGAATGTTCCGTTGACGTTCTGGCATCTTTCAAACTTGATATACTGTCAAGCTCTCTATATGTAATGCGGTCAAGCTATGACGCAAATAATAACGTTATATTTGACGGTAGTATTGCGGATAGTAAATACCCCACAACCGCCGCCGCCGCAACTTACACCTCAAGCGCAACAGACAACCCCTTTACAAACGTGGAGGGAGTATATATTGCGGGCGTTGTTAATAAATCAAGTAATAATGGAGCGGTAACTTATTATGCTTTTAATCAAGTGGGATTTCGACAGTTTTGTACAGCTTTATATAACTATTCTTCCGGGTGGCTTAATATTGACGTAACGGAAATTTCAGAGAATTTGCAGAAAGCTCTTGTTAATCCCTTTCAATATGTAGTATCTTGTATGTATTTACCTATCAATGTACAAGATATTATAGATCAATCCGCCGCCGTTACGACCACAATTAATTTCGGCTGGTGGAGTGTTACCGTGACAGCGGGAGCGCGTGTAGTTAATACCACAATGTCAACAAGAAAAATCACATCGTTGTCGATACCACGGCACCCCAGCGCGGGTACTCGTGGAAATTATTTGAACTTGGCTCCATACAGCATCTATACACTCCGCTATTATCCATTCGGAACTTTTAATATTGACTCCGAGGCCATCGCGGCGTGGTCAACTCTCGATCTTTACGCCGATCTTGATTTCTGTACCGGTAAAGGGATTTTGAATATCTGTGTAAATGGTTTTAATAATCCCATTCGCACGATAGAATCACAAGTGGGTGTACCTATCCCGACAGCAAGTTTACAAACAAGTTATTCTAATCTTGTCACCGGAAAACAGGCCGTTGTTGCCGCAGGGGCCGAGGCGATAGGTACGATTTCCAAAGTACACACAAAACAACCTAACCCCGCCGATTACAGCGGTATAAAAGGCTTTTTTGGGTATGTCAAAGACAGTTTAAAAGGCCTTGCAAGTGATGCAAGCGAAAGTGTTAAGCAGTCCGGGGGAATTAAACAAGTTGCAAGCGATATCCTTAACACAGCTATTGCCGCAACAACAACGGCGGAAATTCAGGGACAACAGGGCGCGGCGGGCCTTTTTTCCCGTCAAACTCTTACATTGTCCGGGCGTTTTCTCCCCCTTGCCCCGGAAGATTTCGCGCACAGCGGGCGGCCCCTCATGCAGATTAGACAACTTTCCAGTTTGCGCGGCTTTGTACTCTGTAAAGATGGAGAGATTGAAAGCACCACCGCGACACAGCGCGAAAAAGAAGCAATCGCCGCATACTTGGAAGGCGGCATATTTATAGAGTAAGCAGGTGATTATATAATGCCTTGGTATTGTAAACGTACGGGAGCGTATGCCCGCGAAAGTGATGAAGCATATCAGAACGCCCTTATGGCGTGGGGCATCCTCTCCCGGCGCGGCTGGTCACTCTTGGCCTTTTGCGGCTTTTGGGGAAACGTCGGGAGTGAGTCTGGGTGGAACCCTTGGAGATGGCAGAGCGATAACGTGCTTCCCGTCGGGGACCCGCGCATAAACACTCAGAACGGGCACGCTTACGGTCTTGCACAATGGGATCCTGCCGCGAAATATATTAACGGTGGAACCGGTTATTCTGGTTATGGTCCTAATTACAGCGACAGGACCGGAAGCCAAAACGACGGTACAGCACAAGTACAATTTCTTGATGATACCGCCGTATCTTCAGGGCAATATTTTCCTAACCCAAACTATAATTATCAGGTGACTTATGAGCAATATAAAGCCATGACGCTTGATAACTATACCTATGAATACGCCGCCCGGGCATGGTTTCATAATTACGAGCGAGGCACTTGGGACAATCAGCGAACGATATCATGTAGGTATTTTTATGAAAAGTTGTCCGGGGTAACGCCGCCGCCCGTCGGTAATATTCCAATCTGGCTATTATTTAAAATCAAAGCCCGAAACGAGGGAAAAGAAAATGTTTGATTATTACCAAATTTCAAATATGTTGGGATCTGTTGTGCCCGGAGCACAGCATACCATTAACAACCCTACAACGGCATATTTTGCAAAGTATCTGCTGGAAAAAGCCGTATCTATTTATAAGTGGGAGCTTCCTAAAACTTGGGATAAAGATTACTTCTTGTATGTGCTATATGCCACGGGGTATGTCGGGGTAATTGACACCGGCGACAAAGGCTTTGGAGTTGTACCACAGTGGGGTACACTCGACGGTTATAATTTATATTATGCGCCTCGTCAATTCCGCTATTCTAACCCGCTTATCGGAGACGGCGCCCCCGTGATCCATGAAGAGTGTGAACTTATCAAGTTGCAGGGCAATTATACGGGTATATGGGATTTGATCTTGTATTATGCGTCGAAAATGGCCTTGCTCTCCGAGGCGTTTGACATGAACGCTTCAAACGTCAAAACAAGTCGTATCTTTTTTGCCAAGAGCAAAGCCGCCGCCGAAACCCTTAAAAAGTTGACGGATAAAGTGCAGAGCGGGCAGATTATAACTGTACTTGATAAGGATCTACTCGACGACAACGGAAAATTTTCTGTTGAATGGTTTAACGATGACTTAAATAAAAATTACATCTGCGACAAGCTCCTAATTGAGCTTAGGAAGCTGGAAAACGAATTTTGCACCGATCTTGGCATCCCTAACAGTAATACAGACAAGAAAGAGCGCCTCATTACAGATGAGGTTAACAGCAACAATACCGAAACCATGTTACGCGCGGATTTATGGCTCGAACGGCTTAAAGAGTGTTGCAAAGCAGTTAATAGAATGTTTGATCTTAATATTTCTGTAGATTGGAGAGTGAAACCGGATGAGAGCGACTCTATCGATATTAGGTCTACTGGAAATGGACCCGACAATATTGGACGGAATGACAATTCCGACCGGGTTAGACCTTGACACCCTAAAAAATAATATTATATTAGAGTGTGCGGAGTTGGAAGTGCTATATAGCGCCCCGTCGTTTTTTCGGTGGGCTGTCGATGCATGGAGCCTCAAAGAAAATCCTACTTGGGAAAAGATGTATAAAGCACTACAAATTGAGTATAACCCGCTTGAAAATTACGACCGGTCCGAAAGTTGGGCCGAATCAGGTACACACGGGAATAACAAGACCGTGAACAACTCCACCGAGACAAGCGGGAGCGCCACGACAAATGGCGATGCAAAGCACTATGTTACCGGGTACAACTCTAACGCCGAGGTACTACAAAGCCACGACGTAACAACCGGGAGTGACAGCAACACTTCTAATGCGACGGGAACCGGGACCGAGGCCGAAACTGGAAATCACAGCGACACCCGGACCGGACGCGTTCACGGTAATATAGGTGTTACCACCTCGCAACAGATGTTAAAAGCGGAATTTGATCTCGCCCCCGAAATCAATATGTATAATATTATTACCCGCAGTTTCCGCAACCGGTTTTGTCTGCTTATCTATTAATAAGGAGTGATTACAAGTGTTTAAATTTCCCTTTACCAATTTCCACGAGCTAAACTTAGATTGGATTTTGTCTGTTGTCAAAACCGCGCAAGATATTTTTGAAACCGGCCGCGCAGATATCGATCACGCCGTTGACACCGCAGATCAAGCACTAAACGTGGCAACTCAGGCCGCTTCTGCCGTGATTGGTGATGGAGCCGTTACATCTGACAAGATTGCGGAAAACGCGGTTACATCTGCGAAGATTGCGGCAAGTGCGGTTACATCTGCGAAGATTGCGGCAAGTGCGGTTACATCTGAAAAGATTGCGAATGGAGCTATTACTAATGACAAATTAGCAAACTCCCCTATTGTCCGTGAAAACTTATACCCAAATTGGTATTTTATGGGTGCAGGGACACAAAGCAGTTATGGAGTGTTCCCCATTAATCAGAGGGGGCAACAAAGCTATTCAAACGAGGGTTATACAATAGATAGACTGCTTCATGCAAGTGTCAATGGTGAAGTGACTCTTTCTAATAGGGGTTTACGTTTTAGTAATAGCGGCAATACTGTCGGTTATTTTCGTTTTATAGGTGATTCTGTGTCAAGTGATAAAGTATGTTATTCTGCGCTGGTATCGGGGCAACTCTATATAGTATCACCTGATAAACCTACAACTCTTCCGTCAGGCTTAATTATGTATATAAGCGAATCTGAACTTGCAATAAAAATCCCTGCTACTTTTAATATTGGCAACTCTGAATATTTTCAGGCTATCAAGAAAGAAATCGGTGACAATCAAACACTCGCCCGGCTTAAAAATGGCACGTGGGTGTTAAATAGCATCCCAAATTATAACTATAGTTTCGGAAAATGCGAATCATATCTTGTAAAATACTCGACTTATCAGCGTATAAGGGCGACGCTTATTACACCTACGAAAATTCATTTTGTAGTCCCTATCCCGTCACCTCTTGCAAAAACTCCGTCTATTAGCGGTACTTTACAAGTTGAAAACTTGTCAGGTACAGCGCAAGATGGATTTACGTTTACTATTATCAACGTCTCGCCGTTGTTTGTGGTTATTGAAGGGACAAAATCTAACCACGGCTTGACCGATGCCGTTCTAAATTCGACGTCTGGTTTTTATCTTAGTGCAGAATAGAGGTGATATTAAATGTATGTGATCCAAGAAATTCAGACAACCGGCGACAATATCGGAATCACGCCCGCTATTGTCAAAGCAGATAAAAAAGAAGCTGATAGCGTTTTCTATATGGCATTAGGTGCCGCCGCAATTTCGGCAGTTCCGGTTCACGCTGTTGTCATGTTTGACGAACATGGTAACGTTGAAAAGACGGGCTTTTACGAACACAGAAATTAAAACAAAAAAGCTCCCATTAAGGGAGCTTTTTATTTTATACAACCATAATCCGATAATCAAGTATCTCTTTATAGGCTTTTAGGCTGTCGTAATATCTTACGACTTTACCGAGGGCCATAGCAGAGCCGAAAGCACTGTTACTTTCTGATACCGTCATATCTTCCTCGTGGCTTGACTTGTCCGGGAGTTTAACCCGGATTTTATAGCGGTATGGTATATCAGCCATTAGCGGCACCACTGGCGGCGGGCTCATAATCGCAGTCAAGCTCGCAATTAACGTACTTGCGCCCGCTCTTGGACTGTCCCCCGGTGACAATGATTGCGAACGGATCACCGTCCATGAGTTCCACAATCTCCATAAAAGAATTGATAAAGGTTGCGGAAATGGTGCCGAACTTATAGCCGCCGCTCGTGAAGGTCAGGACCGTCTGGTCATACTGTTCAACGGTGCCGTCCTGCTTATTCCGGTCCTTTGTCTCCGTATACAGCGCGTACTTCTCGACCGGAAGAGAAAGACCATGTTCGAGGCCTTCGATTTTCTGACTGTCGCCCTTGGTCAGCCGGTAGACCTCTTTTTTGTTTGCGGTGTCAATGTTGGTTTTCAGAAACGTCATTTTAAACGTCCCCCTTTTATAATAGTAGAGCTTGTATTAAGCCCCCCTGATTGCCCCGGAATTACTTCCGGGACAACGGGCGGGGTTTAAAGCAGGTCAAGCGGTAACATAACCTTTCCGATCCTTCCGGAAATCGGTGCCCGGTAAATGCTCAAATACTCACACTCAAACACGCCCGGCTTGTAGCGGAGAATCCAGCGGGGCAGACACCCCACAAAACCGCCGCGCCTATAAACTTGATAGATCATACCGTCACCCCCTTATAAGTGTGTTATTCAGACCGGTTGCGGGGTTATAATCAATTACATACACCCTAAGTATATCCAGCATATTCGAGCGCCCTACATGGTAAATCTTATGACTTTCGTACACTCCGAAAAACTCGCAAAGTTTTGGAGAAATCACAACCACTTTATCATCACGCTTACAAATTGCCTCTATCATTTTAAATCCCCCTAAATTTTGTTTATTTCCTTTGGACAATTGTTATTATAGTAGAAATTTTGAAAATTACAATATGTCAAAGTACACAAATATAAACATGTAAATTGTGCAAATTTTCAAAAAGTATCAAGATTTTTTAAAATCTTCAAAAGTTCTGCGCGGCTTGTCTGAATCAGGTCTCTATATTCATCTGTCTTATTTAGAGTGTAGTCTTGTTCTTCAATTACAATATTCCTCGTTATATAAATTTTATGACCGTCTATCTCATATTCTCCGAAATTTCCGTCATTAAAGATAGACCGCGTTTTCCCGCAATTGTGGAATATAAAACCATCTCGGAACGCGTCAAGACCTCCCGCCGCTTCCAGCGCCTCGGCTCCCCGCTTTTTGCCGACACCGGAGACGGTAACATGCAAGCCCTTTTTGTCAACGTATGCGTATTTTTTGGCCCCTTGCGTAATAAAGGCATCATATACGCCGTCGTCCTCGTACATCCCGCCATAATGCGTAATACCATGTTTATCTGTCGCATACAGCCCAGAGGATAAAGCCGCTTGTTTCCGGTCCTCATTATAGGCGGTAAAATCGTGATCCCCCCTGAATTTGCATGAATCGGTATCGACGTATATTAAGTCATCGCCGCATATATCTATACCAGCTTGCAAAGCCGCGCGGGCGTGTGCCGTGGTCCAACACCCGAATTGGTACAGAGTAAAGGCCCGCTTTTTTGCGATCTGTAAAAGTTGCTCTTCCGTCTTACTGTCGTCGTCCTCGTATAAGCAATCATTAAAAAGGATACTACCTTTTGCGGGGTTCTGTACACTCATGCCGTAAATTCCATTGAGGAGCTCTTTTGATTTCAAATAATAGAGCTCTTGTCCATCAACCCCCTTTAGCTCTGTCTTGCGTTTAAAATACTCAATATTAGTATCAATCAAGCCTTGCGGGAGTTTGCCGAGTTTGGCCCGATATCCTCGCAACACTTTTGCATCAAACTTATATTGTTTTATGATAATTTCCCAATCTATTTCATTGACAACCAATAGCAGTTCAGACGCCGACAGGACGCGCCCGTTATCGGCGGACACGTCTCTAAACACCCTACACTTTGCCGTTGGAATATAGGGCACAGACACCCATTTATTCCGTAACTCTACGTTATACAATACCACTTCAAATAATACAGCATTGCCTAAACTTATGAGACGATCTACCAGACGACAAGACGGAGACTTGATAAGCTCAAAAGGCCCGGACGGAAAAAGTTTGGTGCATTGTTGTGACGGATAACTACTGGAAATGTCCATACTATAAACCGGTCCTTTTAATACCTCGTCACTGTAAAACCTATTAGCATGAGTGTTACCGCCCCTGAACTCACGCCGCAGGAGTTGAAACACCTCATAGTCAGGGTAAGCTTTCATGATCTGTGGCCGCTGGGGATGCATAGCCCGTTTACATTCACGGCGGACAAACCCGGTACTTGTCAGGGGCAAACTGTAAAAATCGTCTCCATTTAGCTCCATTATGGCCTTGATTGCTTCTGTCAGGCCTAATACATCATTAACGCAATATTCAAGCTCTTTGTCGCTCATAGGGGTCCACGGGTAACGCGTTTTATCATAATCAAAGCCGTGTACTTTTTTATGCTCCACATTATAGCGTTCTGTCAGGGCGTCAAGAGATAGATTTGTTAGACGGTAACTGCATCGAAATTCAAGATTTTCTATATTCGCGCGGAGTACATGACGGGGTTCTGTTGGAAATATGTCTTTATTGTCAAAATGAAAGATACCTGATAAGAACTGTATTTCATAGCTCAAATTATGCACAAAGATAACAGTACTTCTCCCGCCGCTGGCTATCTTGAGTAAAGACACAAACTTTCTAAATTCGTCCCAAGTGCGTCCGTAATACACAATATCATCGATGGCAAACTGCCATATATACATGATGCTTTGTTGTATTGCGGGGATGGTAGTTGTTTCAATGTCAAATGCGCATATATTACGGTTATACAGCTTTTTACTGCGCTTTGCATTAGAGCTGTAAAGCATCCGCAGAGGCGGAAAATTAGCGGTATTGAGTGACGCCGCTTGCACTATCTTGCTTTTTGATGTACTCATTGAATAGCCGCTCCCATTCGTCCGGGGTTGCTTTTTCGTTTTCCAACGATTCTTCAAAGACTTCTTTTACTTCATCCGCTTCATATTCAAATTTCTTTGAGTATTCAGACAGATTAAACCAACGTACAAACTCCACCCACTTGCCAAAATTTTCCGGTGATATATTCAGGCCCCATTCTCTAAGATGTTTTAGGCGCGCGACTTTGGATTGCTTCAATCCACTTTCAAGGCTTGTTTTACGGTTTAAAAACCGGTTCAAATCTGCTATCTCGTGCAAAAGCGCCCCGGTGTTTGTGAGGTTTTTCAGGGCCATAAAGCGCGGTATATCTTGTTTTCCATACTCTTTGGTTATAGCCGCAGATTTTAGCTTGCTTATACGGTTGCGGGCCTTTTTTACCTCTTGCCGATAATAATTGCGTAATGCCGCTTCAGACACAGCCCCGGATGTTAAAAGTTCCCCTAATTCTGTATAACTGCTCTCCCTAATTGTTGTAAATACCGCCGCCATTATGCCCACGCCCTTTCAAATTCGATTTTTACGGTTGCGGATTGGAAATATACTTTCTGTTTCAATAGCGCCCCATAAATATAATAATAGTTGCGTTGAAAAGCCTTTTTATCAATGGGTAACAGACTGTATCTGTTTTGCGATTTCTGTCCGGATATAACGTAATACGTGCCATTGCTCTTGTGTTTGCAAATGGTACATTCTCCAACCGTGACAAGTATATTGTATTCGTTTAGAGGCTTTATCTGTACATGTTCAAAGTCTGCCGCCGCGAAATCATTAGACAACGCCATGTTAGAGAAATCATCGTTTTTAATAACTCTATATAGCGCAGTATCTTTTTTCCGCTCTGAAATAGGACTGTCAATATACCGATATATGGCTATATCGTTATTTATCAGGCGGTATTCAATGCCCCGTCTTGTCATCTTCTCCAATTCGTCAGTAATGCCCAAAGCGGATATAATTCTACTGTTTAGGGTATTACTATTAGATAACATGATAACTTTTAACGGTGGACACCCATTTAATTCGCGGTTTCGGTTCAGACTTTCCAGCGCGTTTGCAAAAGCAAGTTCTTCTTCTTTTATGGGGCGTTCGTGCCGCTCTGGTATGATTTCATCAAACAATAATACATTATACTTTTCAGCAGATAGGCCGCGAATACTTGCAAAAGTATTAAGAGCAATGCCGATGGCAAAAGGTTCCCCGGTTGCGCGGTTCGTGCCGTCCTCGCCTAATATCGCGTCGTAAAATCCTACTGTGTACTTGCCCATTTTGACCGATACAATATTATAACCCTTATCTTTGCATAGCTGATTATATGGATTTAGCGCGGGGATGGTAACGGCGTCAAGCTGGCTTTGCGTGCGTCTCATATAGATAAAAGGTATCTTTTCGCTGTACAGATCATTCAGACAACCGTATGACTTGCCTATACCGCGCCCGCCGATCCCCAACACAAATGGCGCGGGATTGTGGATCAGCTCTTGGGTATTAACCCAACCGTTCGACGTGTACATTTTCGACGGCATCTGCCCTGACCCCCTCTTTCATAGCATTTTCCCAGCACTTAAAACAATTTGTCATATTGCACGATTCCCCCACATTAAACCCAAAGGACCCCGGACAACAATTTCTTACTAAATGGAAAATAAGTTCATCACTTGTATTAGACACATTGTCAATATCAAACACACCGCTTATGGTTAATTTGTAACGTGCCATTTTATTTCACCTCATAAACAAAATTTTGTTTCTCTGCCCGCCGAAAGCAAGACCAACTGCAAAAATACGCTGTACTATGATACCCCGTGAATTTCTTGTTTTTGTAGGAATACATAACATGTTTATAGACGTACTGTGCCCGATCCCTTACAAAAAACAGTTTACCGCATACCGGACACCGCATATTAAATGCCGCCATAGGTTCACCCCCTTTATATTATTGTATCATGCCATGTCAAGAGGGTCTATTTTTCTTGTCAACGGAAATTTCGCGTATAAGGGCCGGAAAGGGGCCGTCATTGAATTTCTTTCCCAGACGTGTATTTATACCCGGAAAAATTTTTCGTTCAACCTGCGAGAAGTGGCCCTAAAAAGTTCTGTCCAAATTTTTGTACTTATTCAAAAATGTTCTTGTACAAAATTTTGGACTCGATTATTTGCCCTCTAAAAGTTTAGAGTTTGAGTCGTAATGCAGGTTTCGGCCGTATTTTGTGCCGTGAAAGTTCGGCGGCTCCTGGGGTCTATTTTGTTAAGTGCCCGAAAAAGTTACTTTCACACTTTAGCGTATTAAAGTGAAATCTCGAAAAAGTTCGGTTTCGGCAACATGCACAAAAATTGAGCTTGTGCAGGGCCTATTTTTGGGGAAAGTGCACTTTAGCGTACTAAAACGGGGGATACCAA